TAAAATATTCATGGTTACTAACACAGTATTCCCTTACTCTATATCGCGTGCTTAAACACTGAAGCACTCATCCAGCATATTACCCTAAAAAACATCTGCCCACTCTCCACATCACACACACCTTTGTTGATTGCTTCCTTGCAGAACATTGTTGCTCTGTACGCAATGAATTCTGGGACAAGTCTCGCATAATAGATATCACCCTGAAACTCTATTGCTTCTAAACAAACTTCCCCATCCGACATGAGGTCCAAGAGCTCCTCCTTAGTGATAGCCCTTCCATTCAAACTCAAATACGAGACGAACTCCTGGTACCGTGACGCTAGGTCAAATTTCCGCTCTGTTCCTTCTTCTATCTCATACTCTAGGAAACCCTCAAAAACAACCGGGTCCTCCATGGGTTCAACTGCCAACTCCTTCCCGATGACCCGGGTCTGAAAGTTCAGCAGATGTTTCCATCTTTCATGGTCTACAGACTTCTCTATATCGTACGAATCTTCAGACAACTTCTTAGCCAACTTTTCCCTTTGTTCTATGACCAATGAGAACTTCTCCACATCCCTGGCCAGCACGTTGACGTAATCTCGGCTGGCCTTGTAATCTGGTACCACCACTTTGTACCACTCCTCATTAATTTCTGGCACTCTGTCCTCTAGCCTCCAAAAATTATTGTCTCTATCTGGTACCCCCAGCCCACCGTCGTCTGGGTGACCATGGATGATCGTGGCAGGCAGCGACAGCCAGTCCTCCCCATCCTTGATTCTGCACCAATGGCTAATCGTCGCTATAGTCAGCCCTTGGCACAACTCTTCACTACATCCGCGTCTCCTTAACTTGGCTATCTGGTCGAGTAAACTCACCACTCGCTCCTTCACGGTAGCGCGACCCGCCCCTTCCCAGTCGCCGGCCACGAAGCTGGCTAAGGCTCTGGTCGGGCTAGCATACACTCGCCCATCACATATCGTGTTCCGAAAGAATTCGGATCGAGTGCCGAACATCTGCTTCCATTTGTTAGCCTTGAATAGCATTGCATCCATAACTTCTAGGAACCATGGCATCACTGCAGGCTCACTCAGCCCCAAATCAATGTCATCCCCGCCATGATCAACATACAGCACTACTGACACCCCAAACAACCTTTCCACGTTCTGAAGGGCAATGTGGACGTAACAGAAATTTAGGACCGTATTGATCCATGTCGTCCCCCGCCATCCTGAATATAGACCCCTCCATATCTTGTGGACATTTCCATCTCTGTCATGGAGCCCCATATTGTACATCCCAGCCACAATAGCCTCCACAAACACTGAGTAGTCTCTGGGTGCTACAATAAAATGCTTCAAGTAATCAACTACCACACCCATCTCCCATGCTGAGTGTTGCTCGTTGAAGTCTGCCCAGTCATAGAGGACATGAAACACCCCGGTCGACATCTTTTTGTCAAAGTAACGTATGTCCACCTCACTATCTGTGTTCAGCCGTACGCTGCCCACCTGGCTTTGCTTCTCCGCAAGGTACAGCACGTAAGTAAAGACCACGAAATGCACCAGGGTACCAGGTAGCAGTGTTCTGTCCTTCTTTCCCACCTCGTATTTGATCTGGGTCTTAGTCAAGTTGAAATTACTCTCGTTGGCGCCCTGTAACACCTCAGCTAACTCGTAAACTTCAAAGAGGGACTTCTTGTTGTGACGCCCTTGTATCTCCCGACATGTCTCATAAATTGCATCAAAAACCTGCCCTCCGAATTTTTTCATTTCTGGTGGTAATTTGTTGTACACTAGCCCACCTTTGGTCAGCCATGACGCACGTCGGTGGTAGAAGTCGATGAAGCTGTCCACATTAACTGGCTTTGGCTCAATTTTAAGGCGTACATATGCCTCCTCAACTGAGACAATAAAATCTTTCTTGTACTGTTGATTTGTAAAGACCTGCCTGTTCGGGTCAAAGGACAGGTGTTTGGTATTGTACGTATCATCCCGTCTCAGCTCCACCTCCGCCATCTCGTCTATGGTATACTCACCCCGCCCAACCATTAAGTCCATGTACATCAACGCCTGTCTGTCTCTCTCGGTTATTCGCGTGTTCATGAAGAACTTGCTGCATCGGATCAGTGAGTGCAGTGTTTTCATTTTTGGTGACCACTCTTTTTCGCACACCTTAAACCAGGGGAACACCAAGTGCCCCACGGTTGTAAACTGCGTGATACCCTTCCAGTTAGCTAGCAGGTTGGTTACGAACGTTTGTCCCTCCCCTACATGATAGGAAGCAATCTCACGTGCATCCGGCATTGACAATATATCAAACGTATGGCACAATGTCCTCAGTGTGACATTTGCCCGAGTTAGCTCTTTAGTTGAGTGTGGCGGGAACACGCCCATCAAATCGCTCATTGTATCAAAATCCTGCCTTTCGTTGTAGCACCCAGGCAGCTGCCCGAGTGCTTGAGTCCACTCGAACATAGTGACTCCGAAATCAAATTGTGTCGGCACATAGCTCGCCCGAACATAGTAATCCACACACTCCTTCGGTATCTTACCTTGTTCGAACAGCAACCTTAGCTCATTAATGCTTACCTGCTGCGTCCCTGCTCTCTCTCCTCTTAATAACCACCCCGGAACATCCCTCGCGTAGGTGTTGTTCCATATGCTGCTTGAATATTTAAAAGGTGCTCCGACTGGCAGCCCAGATACGTTCATGATCTCCAGGAAGAATGCTTCAAGCTCCCGGTTACTTTTGAACCTGCACTGGTTGGGCACCCGTGCCGAAGGCTTGCAGCTACGGAGGCTTTCACGCGAGAACTCTCGGAATTTGGGGTCACGCCCGCTTATATTCATCTCATGTGCTGTCGTTTCCAATGTCAGACATGCCGTCGGCTTAGCACCGATTTCCAGTGCCGGCTCCTCTGTGTGCACAAAAATTATCACTGGCATAGAATAGTCCAGTAGGGCTAGAGTCTGATTCAATCGTGCGAACCACAGGGTGTTGTGGTCGTGCCAGTCACCCCTGCCGCACACTATCTCATTCCTCATCTCCACGTATTGGTCATGCTCAGCTCTGGAAACCAGCTCATCCACATCAACCAGACCATATGTCCTGGCTAACGATGTCTTCCCGCACCCAGAGGGCATGATCACGGCGAAGAGGTTGTGACGCGTAGCCGCTAGATCCTCATACCGTGCCATCGAATGCTTCAACTGATCCTCACTCCACTTATTCATCCCTAGGAACCGCCCTTTATTCAGGTTGCCGACCGCCCGCTCATGCCGTAGCCGCTCCACTGACCTTGACCCGTAGTTCGCCGACTCCAAATCCCGCTCTGTCGCAAGCTTGCTGGCTCGCTCTGCATTGCTGGTCTTCGTGCTCTGCCAGCTTGACCGGCCCGAGACCGTCATTTTGAAATGGCTGTTGTTGTTTGTTGTGTTGTTGTTTTCGAATGTGTTATCTGTATATATACTGTGTTAATAATATCCTGTTGGACTATGGACCAGCCATTTCGTAACCTCCTCAGGCCCAA